AACAGGATCTACTGAACAGATTAATGAGCGGGGATCTACACTCGTACGTGTCGATGACAACAATTCAACAGCAACAAGCACAACCCTCTCAGAACTTGGGCTTGACATCTAATTATATGAGTATGAGTGATCAGGCTATTCTTAATAGAATGAATAATCCTGAATTAGATGATATGGAAATGCTAGAAGATTTAGGAGGCTATCCCGGATGACAAGTGCGATCCAGGCAGCTCCTACTAATAATACGCAAACACCACAATTAGATTTATCAAAATCTCGTGCTGCTAAGAAACAACATGATGATATTGTTAGTTGGACAATTAATCAGTTTGAACGAATGAAGAATGCACGAGTAGTTATCGAAAGACAGTGGTATCTCAATCTTGCATTCATGTATGGTCGGCAACATGTAGCTTTTGTGCGTCCAGGACAACGGGGATTTAATTCTGGAGCTACAAAGCTATGGATTCCTCCGGCTCCCTATTGGCGGGCCCGTCCAGTCTTCAACAGAATTAGACCTACTATTCTTACTCAACTCTCCCAGCTTACTAATAATAAGCCTAATGCTACTGTTGTACCTGCTTCTTCAGAAGAACGTGATACTTATGCAGCAATGGCTGCTGAACAACTTTGGGAAAGTACTTATATTGATAAAAAAGTAAAAGCTATTATTCGTAAAGCTATGTGGTGGAATCTAGTCTGCGGTAATTCTTATATTAAAACCTGGTGGGATTTTCAGTATGGACCTGCCGATCCAAAGACAAAGCAGAAACTTGGGGATGTCTGCTTTAATCATGTGACACCGTTCCATGTATTTATTCCTGATTTGCTTGAAGAGGATATTGAAAATCAGCCATACATTATTCATGCCTCGGCTAAATCTCCTGAATATGTAAACATGCGGTACAAGACCGGTATCGATGGCCAAGAAGTCAAAGCTGTCGAAACTACTGGTCGTGAAATTTTAGAAGAAACTTTCTTAAATCTTGTAGGTAGTCAAACTGCTCAGAAGCAGAGAAGTATAATTGAGCTAGAAGTTTGGGTTAAACCAGACTGTCATCCTAAATTTCCGGATGGCGCTATGTTTACCGTAGTGGGAAATAAGATTGTTCAAGGCTACGGGCAGATGCCTTACAGTCACGGTAAGTTTCCATTAGCTAAGTTTGACCATATTCCGGCCGGCAAGTACTACTCAACTTCTTCTGTCGAGGATCTCATTCCTTTACAGAAAGAATACAATAGAACTCATGGTCAAATTATTGAGAATAAGAATCGCATGGCTAAGCAACAACTGATGGCTGAGCGTGGCGCTGTCGATGTTTCTAAGATGACTACTGAACCTGGACAGCTTATTGAGTATACTCCAGGATTTAATAAGCCTGAACCTTTGCCTGCTCTTAATCTGCCAGCGTATGTAACTCAGACACTGGATAGAATTCTTCAGGACTGGAATGATATTTCAGGGCAACATGAAGTAACTCATGGTCAAGTCCCTCCTGGAGTAACTGCTGCGACTGCTATTTCATTCTTACAGGAGCGAGATGAGACTAAACTTAGTCCTACTTTTGATTCTCTAGAAGAGGGGATTGAAAAAACTGCTAAGATGGCTCTCGTTCTTATTCATGATTATATGACAGATGATCGTATGTTTAAAATCATTGGACCTGACGGTTCTTTTGATGCTATGACTTTTAAAGGTAGTGACTTAGCAAATAATCTCGATATTCGTGTCGAGGCTGGTTCCGCGCTACCTACTAGTAAAGCAGCTAAGCAAGCATTTGTTCTTGATTTAATGAAACTTCAATTTGTTGATCCGCAGGATGGACTCGAAGTTTTAGACATGGGTGGCATGACTAAAATTTATGAGAAAGTTCAGCAAGATCGTAGGCAAATTCAGCGAGAGAATCTTAGAATGTCTAAGGTTACTCAAGAAATGCTTATGCAATATGATCAACAAAATCAGCAGATGCTTATGCAAGATCCTGGCCATTTTGGTACACAGCCTGTTATGGATCAAACGGGTAATCCTGTTATTGATCCTGCGACAGGACAACCGCAACAACAGCCTATGGAGCCTCCCCCTATTATTAGTGTTAATAGTTGGGATGACCATAAAGCTCATATCCACTTTCATAATAATTTCCGTAAAGGTCAAGCATTTGAAAGCATGTCTCCAGAAGTAAAGAAGCTTTTTGAAGATCATGTTCAAATGCATTACAAGGCTATGGGCACCGAATCTGTTACGATGGACCCAAGAATAGCAGCCGGCCTCCCTCCTGTCGATCCTAATCAACAACCGAACCAACAACAGTCACAATCTAGTAATAATGGCTCGATGCCGCCTGGACCTCAACCAATGCCACAGTTAGGATCAATTCAATGACTAGTCCACATATGACTACACCTAATGTTGTTGTTAACTTTGTAGATAAAAGAAGGACAGCAGCGGCAGCAGATCCTAAGACTCATAACTCTATTAGAAGTATTGCTGGATTTACTGCTAATGCTGGCGGTACTACTACCACTATTGTAGGAGCTAATGCAGCCCCTGGTGCTAATGATAATAATGTGATTAGGCGTGGAGAAGAATTTCAACTTTTTACAGCTGCTGGAGTTAAGAAAGAAGAGACTATATTTACAGTTACAGGAGTTGCAGTAGCAGGTTCTACTACGGTTACTTTTACTCCGGCTGCTGCTGTGGCTACAGCTAATACAGATGTTGCTAGATTTGTCGGAATGACAGATCTAAAAGATATTGCTGACTTAGATGCTAGACTTCTAGTTCTTAACTACACTCAAGCTCAAATCAATCAAATGCTTGTTAATGATAAGATTTTTGCTATCCGACAGGCAGACAATCCAGATGGGATTTAACTATGGCTAAGCCAACTAATAAGACTCTTGCACAACTATATACCCAGGAGAAGTCGCTGGAAAAAGCGATTCCTAGATATAGTAACTCTCCAAAATTAGTACGAGCTGAGCAGATTACTGAGCAGCAGATTAAAGCAAAGGGTGGAAATCCTAATAACTCTGCTTCTGATAAGTCAGCTCGTATGGCTGCTTTAAAGAGGAGAATGAATAAGGGGAAAGGCTCTGGACAGCCTCCCATCCCCGGCAAGGGGAACTAGTGGCAACAACACAGACAACTAATTATGGACTAGTTAAACCTACTGCTGGCACTGGTGAATTAGTCTCAGTTCAAGCTCATCTAGATGACAACTGGGATAAAATTGACCAAGATATGAATAGGTATGACTGGCAAGTGTTTTCTGTTACTGGTACGTGGAATAAACCTGCTAGGTGCAAGCGTGTAGAAGTTATTGTAGTTGGTGGTGGTGGTTCCGGTGGCGGTACTGCTGCAACTAGTACCTCACAAGTTGCGGGTAGTGGGGGAGGGGGCGGTGGTGGATGTGCTAGAAAGATGTTTTTAGCTAGTACATTAGCTGCTTCTGAAACTGTTACTGTTGGAACAGGTGGGGCTGCTGCAACAGCGGGAAATAACACAGGTAATGCTGGTAATAATTCCAGTTTTGCTACTGGTAAAGCTTATGTTGTTACTGCTAATGGTGGTGCCGGAGGATCAGGTGGGGCTGTAGTATCTGCGGGATCTATTGCTGGCGGTGCAGGGGGAACTGCTAGTGGTGGAGATTTAAATATGACAGGAAGTGATGGTGGAAATTCTACAGTTCCGACAGCTACAGTTTTATTAGGTACTATGTTTGGTGGAAGTAGTCCTATGGGAGGTAGTGCGAGATCTGATACCTCTACTAGTATCGGAAATGCTGGAAAACCTTATGGTGGCGGATCATCAGGATCGGGTAATTTTATTGCATCACAAGCCGCCAAAGCTTCCGCGGCCGGAGCAGATGGAGTAGTATTAGTTAAAAACTATTATTAGGAGGGGAGATGTCTTTTCAAACATATGATGAACTAATTAATATGGATAGTAATAATCATAAAAGAGCTTCTAGTTTAGTTCGAACTGCACAAAATTCAGGCACTCCTGTAGTAAGTCCAGATAATCCTGGATATGGTAGCGATCCTAATGCTAGAGCTGCTGCTATGCGTAGAAGAATGACTGCTAAACAAACTATCAGAGATGAACAAAAATCTGAATCAGATATGATTGCAAATCAACGAAAGCAGATTGGATACTAATGGAAAACCAGCATCGTATGATTAAAGGCTATCGAGAACTTAATGAATCTGAAATTAGATTAATGAATGAGATTAAAGAAAAAGCTGCTGAGGTTGGCCAACTTGTAGATCGGTTACGGGGATTTCCTACTAATTTAGATCAGCGTTGGATTAATATTGGTGCCACTGAGCTTCAGCAAGGATTTATGGCTCTTACTCGTAGTGTAGCACAGCCGGACTTCTTTTAACTATATTAATTAGCCAGGGCCTTTCGGGTACAGCTATTAAGGAGAAATAATAATGTCAGAACCGCTTAGTAATATCTTTAATAATGATCAAAATTCTTCTCTTGACAATGGTAGTCCTTCAGGTCAAAGTGGGGGGGCGCAGGCACAAGGCGGTCAAAATCCTGCTTGGGGTGAGTTATTAGGAGAACTGCCTCAGGACCTGCACCAGAAAGTTATCCCTCATCTTCAGAGGTGGGATCAGGGAGTAAATCAGAGATTCCAAACGGTACAGCAGGGTTATGAACCTTGGAAGCCAATTATTAATGCTGGTGTTACTCCTGATGTAGCACAAGCAGGCTTGAATCTCATCAATATGTTAGAAAGTAATCCTCAGGCATTGTACAGTGCTCTAAAAGAGTATTACAAATTTGATGAGCAGCAACAGCAGCAACAAGGTGTACAAGGACCAGGCCAGGGCCAAAATACGGAACCTACTGTCGAAGATCCTTACCAGCAAAAATTTAGCCAAATGGAGCAAGGTTATAATACCTTAGCTCAGCATGTGCTAGAGATGAAGCAGCAAGAAGTTAACGCTAGGGCTGATGCTGCGCTGGAATCAGAATTCCAAGCTGCAAAGCAAAAGTACGGCGATATTTTCGACGAAGAATGGGTGCAAGCTAAGTGTATTGCTAACCCTAATCTTTCTGTCGAACAAGCTGCTGGAATGTATCATCAATGGTACACACAACAAGCTGCTAAATTTGGTGCTAAGCCATTAATTATGGGTGGTGGAAGTAATGGTCTTCCTAATCAACATACAGATGTCACTAAATTAAGTGACCGGGATACCCGTAGTTTGGTTGCTAATATGCTTGATCAGTTTAATGCCCAAAGTAGATAAGGATAACTACTATGGCTGGTGCATCTACAACTCTTACTGTAGTTGATGCTGTTCTTAAGGAAGTTTACGAGGACCGTATTAGAGATCAGCTCAACAGCGAAGCTATTGCTCTCAAGCGAATTGAAAAGACTTCAGAGGGAATCACCCACGATGTTGGCGGTAAGTACGTAGCTTTTCCTATTAGGACTAGGCGTAATCATGGTATCGGTGCTCGTAATGAGAATGAAGCGCTTCCTAATCCGTCGTCTCAGAAATATGCGGCTGCTCGTATTAGCTTAGCTTATCTCTATGGTGCCCTGAGTCTTACTGGGCAGACTATGGAGCTTGCTAAGTCTAATACTCAAGCATTTACTTCTGTTATGGATGCAGAAGTAAATGGTCTTAAAGAAACTCTTGTCAAGGATACCAACCGGCAGATGTATGGAACGTCGGATGGTATCCTTGCTATTGTTAGCGCAGATGGTGCCAATACATTCACCGTGACTTCGACACAATATCTCGAAGTTGGTATGGTTATTGATGTTTGGGACCCGACTTTTGCTACTGAAAAGTTAGATAGTCGTAATATCACTGCTATTAATACAACTACTGGTGTAGTTACTTATGACGGTGCAGATGGTACTACTGCTAACTTGGACGTTGTAACCCGAGCGAACTCTCAGCAAAGAGAGAAGATCGGGTTTAAGCAGATCATTACAAATACAGGACAGCTCTATAATATTAACCCTGCTACTGAGCCTGTTTGGGCAGCGACTATTAATGCTAATGGTGCTGTCAATAGATCCCTCGCTGAGGGTCTTATGATCAAAATGGTCGATGATATCAGGACTGCTGGCGGTGGTGTTCCTACTGTTGCCTTCTGTAGTCTCGGTGTCCGTAGAGCTTATTTTCAGCTTTTATCTCAGCAGCGTCGCTATAATGATACTGTCGAGTTTGCTGGTGGTTTTAAGGGTCTCAAATTTGAGACTGATGCTGGAGATATTCCTATTATCTCTGACTATGATTGCCAGCCAAATCGCATGTATTTCGTTAATGAGAAGCAAATTAAGCTGTATGAAGAAAGTGATTGGTCCTTTATGGATCGAGACGGTTCTACTTGGCAAAGAGTTATCCAGAGTACAGGTAACTACGATGCTTATATGGCAATGCTTTATAAGTACTGCCAGGTTGGTACTCATCAGAGGAATTCTCATGGACTCCTCTCTGATTTAACGGAGGCATCCTAATGTTAGTTGGAGGCTACCGAATTCATAATGAAGGTAATGTGCACAGATACCGTGTACCTGACCTTCTGACGAGAGAAGAATTTGAGCTCTACATGGCTTCAACTTACGGTGTTGCAGTAGAGTTTAGAGAGTTTACTGAAGAGGAAGCTTCTAGATTAGAGAAGTTTAATGCGGGTGAGTCTTTTCTTCCTGCGCCGACTCCAGGGCCTACGGATCAAGAGCGAGAAATTGCACTCCTTCGTAAGATGCTTGGCATTGAAGATCTTGAAAAGAGATTAGATGTTAAGCGTTCAGCAGACCCGGATAACCGTGATCCTGTCGTAGAGCTCGATGCTAAGACTATGACAGCTGAACAATTCGATGCTAAGTATGGTCCACGAGATTCTACTGGCAATGTCCCGGTTCAGAAGACAGAAGAAACTCCATCCAGTGGTAAAACTTCTCGATCTGGTAAGTAATAGATATGGCAGCGCCTCTTTGGGAAAGTAAAGGTGCTGACATATCTACCTCTACAGCTAGTCCCAGTTTTCCAGTTCCGGCTGGGACTGCTGTAGGGAAGGTAGTTATAGTTACTGCTTTTTTAGATACAGCAGGTGCATCTGTTACTGCTACACCTAGTGGGTTTAGTGTAGTACCGGGTTGCCCTGTCGATGCGCTTAACCATCACCTAATTAAATATTGGAAAAGATTAACAGGAGCGGATGCAGGAACTTATGATTTTACTTTAAGTGGGTCAGCTTTTATAGAGGGAGCTGCCGAACTATATAATAATTGTATAAGTTCAGGAACTCCTTTTGACCCTAGTCCTGGAGTTGCTGTAGACAATACAGCAGGATCGATAACACCTCCAGTTAGTACTTCTTCGGTATCTTCAGATAGATTAACTATACACTCGGCTACCTGTTGGGGTGGCGGTGTTTGGACTCCTCCAACAGGATTTACAAAGAGAGTTAATCCTTCTATTGGAGTAATTACAACCTCTGATAAGCTGCAAAGCAGTGCAGGATCGACAGGCATGCTAACTGCCTCTACAACTACTAGTGATAAAAGAACGGCTCATGTAATTGATTTAATTGGCACTACAGTAGTAGGAGGTAGTGTGCAGACTATTTCAGATAAAGCTAGAGTAAATTTGTTGGCTAATCGCGGACTAGCAGACCCTCAAAGACTTTCGAATGTGGATCTCATGTCTTTAGTATTAGCTGATGGAGCACAAGTACTACTTCCTAAAACTAGTGCTACAGTAGCTGAGCACTATAATCGATATCTAATTACACTTCGGGATTCATAATGGTTGATACGTTTATTCCGACAAATGATGGCAGGTGGGTTAGTTCTACCTACGAAAGACTTGCACGTGTCATAAACGAATACGATGAGAATTTACAGCTTTGTTGGATTCCTCCAGATAAGAGAACCAGAGAAGATAAAAAGCCATATATGGTGCTAGATAGTAAAACCCAAAGTCCAGTATTTTATGCTAGTGAATTAGATACTCCTGTCGACATTCTTACTAAATTATACACTGCTGATAGTAAGCATGGAGATGTGCATGAAAGACTTGTTGCACATAATCTAGCTATTGAAATCATGGAAACTAAGCAGTGGGAAGATGAAAGAGAAGAACTTCGTAGTCAAGCTAATTTCTTACTTGGTTCTCCGTTGAATACAGTTAACTTTAAGGGTAAGAAATTAGATCACCTTAGGCGGCCTATTCTATGATAGTCTCTGATGTGAAGACTCGTGTAAAGCGTTTATTTGGCGACGAATCAGGGGTTCAGCTAACAGATGCTGATATCCTTAGAGCTATTAATGATGCTCAACTTGAAGTTGTTAAACGCAATGAGTCTTTGCTAGAGACTACTGCTACAGCTAGTTGTACGGCTGGTATTCAAGAATATGCTCTCCCAGCTAACCTTCTTATTTTCAAATTTATGATGTACAAAGGTACAGCAGATATTGCTTACAATAAACTTAAAGGTTTGACTCCAGCAGAATTTAATGAGTATATTGATAGTTGGGATAGTAATACTAGTAATCTCGGTGTCCCGGCCGTATTCACCTTATATGCTGGAAAGTTTTTAGTTTTTCCCGTACCTTCAGATACAATTGCTAATTGCTTCAAGATTTACTATAATAGGTTACCAGTAGATATGGTCAATGATGGAGATACGTTAGATCTTCCGGTATTATACCATCCTGTTATTGTAGATCTAGTAACTAAATTTGCTTTTGAGATGGATGAAGACTGGCAGGCGGCTGCTAATAAGTCACAAGAAACGAATAAGGATATTGATTTTCTTCGTGGCCGAGAAGAGTGGAAAAAGAGAGATACTTATGGAGTAATTTTAGTTCGAGAGGAGGATATGTAATTGGGTGGGCAGCCTCTTAGACTTGGGCCTTTCTCAGGAGGATTAAATACTGAGAGCGATCCGACTAGTATCGCTGATGTTGAGCTAGCCGAGTGCTTAAACTTTGAGCTAGATATTGATAGTAGTTTGCACTCTCGTCCTCCTTTTAAAGAAATCGCAGGTCATGGGACGTTCACTGAGAGAATTATCTTTCTGTGCGAAGCTGTATTTGGGACTGACCATTATCTTATTGGGTCTAATGTTAACGGTGTTTATTACTTCCTTAATGGGGCTTTTACTTTAATTACTGCTACATTTCAAGCTGGAGCAGCAGTACAATATGCAGATAAGGTTTATCTAATACCAAAACCAGGGTCAGGTAATGGGGGAAAATGGGACCCGTCTGGGGGATACACAGTAGTTGCAGCTATTCCTAAAGGACAGGCTGCTGTTATCCATAAAGAACGATTATACATAGCTTCTGGAAAAACAGCTACTACTAATGCTAGTAGATTGTATTTCTCTGATCCTGGGAACTTTGATTCGTTCCCAGGAGCTAATTTTATTGACGTTTCTCAAGGTGACGGTACTAAGCTAATCGATCTGACTGTAATGCAAGATAATCTTTTGCTTTTCAAGCAGCAATCGACTTTCTTGCTTGCATATGACGTCAGACCTGATGATGCTGTTCTCAGAAAAATTTCTACTACTATTGGTGTTAATAATCAATTTAATATGATCAACTATGAGAACCAAGTCTATATTTTTAGTCAGGGTTGGGTCTATGAGTTGATTAATTTAGATTTCAATAGAATAAACACAAAGGTTCCTTTTGTTAGAGATGATACTGTTCCATCTCCTTTCTCGGATGAATTTATCTTCCTTAGTCTCCTCGAAGATAGAATTATCTGTAGATATTATCGCAAGATCTATGTATACGGTCTTCGTACTCGATCCTGGTCTGAGTGGGAATCAAAAGAAAATAATCTACATTATTTTGGACCCATTCAAACTATCAGACCTGCTACAGGTAATGAATACTATGCTGGGTCCTGTATTGCAGCAACAACATCAGTTGTCAAATTTCTAGATAAACCTAACAGTACAGATGTTGAATCAGTTCTTACTACTAATACTAGGCTTGCTGTTGCTACTGGAAACTCACTTACAGCTAATTATATTGATGTAGCTAATGCTGATGCGTCAGATATTAGTGTAGATGAATATGTAAAGCTCTACACTGCGGGAGA